CCTGTCGTGATGGCCGCTTGGCCAAGTTTTGTGGGTGTGATTACATCGAAAGCCATGTGAGCACCTGATTAGATCGCACTGAGGCGGTTTGGTTTGCGTAGGGCAGGATGCCATTCACATCATGCGCAAGTTCGATATTGTTACGCACAGGTGCCAATGCGAGCAAGTCCAATGCTTGTGCCAAGCGGGGAATGGCATCCAAGGCCTGCTGAATCTTGGCATTTAAGACAGCATCATCAACTGCGGTGGCCTGCGCCAGCGCACTGACCTGTGCAAGAGCTTCATTTGCTGTGGCCGCTGCTGTGTCTGCCTGATACTCGAAGTCTGTGCCTGTGATGACTTGAAGCTCATCCACAGTAGAAAACAACAATTCAAACTGCCTGATCTGTTGCTGATCTGTCAGAAACGTTGCGAGTTGATCTCGCGTCAGATTGAGTCTGCGTGATTGTGGTGCGGTTGCCATCAGAATGCCAATGCCTCAATCTGGGCTTCAAGACGGATAAACGACACATGGGCATCGCTGTCACCACGGAAGCGCTGGATGCGCCAGTTGCGCATGTGACCTTGTTGGAACCATGCCAGGCGTTTGACTGTATTTCCAATCGTTCCAACTGTAATGCTACGGTCTTGGCTCCACGATTTTCCATCCACGCTATAGCTTGTGCTGATCTGTGGATTGGTGCCTAATGCCACGCTGCCGGTCAAACTGACCAGCTCTAGCTCGTTGAAGATTGCACCATTGCTCTCGTTGTAGACGATCAACGTTCCAAATTCCCAGCGAACTTGCTGGCCCCAATGCTCACCAGTACTTTGCACAAAGTAACCAATAGAGCTGGACTGAGGATCGCCCACCAACCACTTGTCGTAAATCCAGACCATATTGCGTGCGCGATACTGTGCAAAGCCGACCACGGTGGTGGCCAGTGTGAACCAGACTGCCTCGCCCAATGCTTCGGATGCTGATGCGTCATAGACAATGGTGCGATCTGGCAGATGCACATAGAGGTGCTGGTGATTCTTGTCGTTGCGTGCTTCAAGTTGCACGCGCACCAGTTGCGCCTCTGTGTATTGCAACAGTAGATTGTCGATCTCCTGCGTGCTAAGTTTCTGAGTGGTTGCTGCTGCACCAATGTAGATGGATGGCGCTTCATTGCGACCACCACCCAAAAATGCAATGCGATCAAGGAAGATGCAGCATGCATGCGTTCCAAGCACACCCTTTTGGACTTGTGCACCATCAATGCGTGCAAATGGAAACAGCTCGCCACCAATATTGTCAAACACCTCAATGGTGTTGCTGTTCAATGCATAGACCTCGTTGCGCAACTTTATCAGTGCCACCACAGGGTCTGGATCAACTTCTGAGCTGCCGTACTTCAGAGGATTAACTTGCAATGGGTCTGACAGTTCTGTGACGACCAAATTGGCACCATCTGTAGTCATGAAGTAGCCATCGACCCAGCAGAAGTCGAGCACTACGCCAAGGTCTGGATCGGTGTTTTGTGTCAATGTGCTGGTGGTTGGATTCCAGAAGTACAAACGGCCACCGGATGCAATACCCAGCAAGTCGAAGCTGTAATCCATCGTCACCAGATCAGTTGTTGGCCCACCAACATCGCCTAAAGTGGTCACTGTGCCGTTTCTTGCCACAGACACCAGCTTGGTGCCCATGACTCGGTAGCAGATGCCATTCCAGTTGATGCCACCGCGGTCTATGCCTGGGCCTGTGCCGTTGGCCACGATGCCATCGCCTGGTCGCAGGAATCCATTGCTGTTGCCAGACTTCTTGGGCACCGGCATCATGTTGACCGGATAGCTGGTGCGCAGTTCTGGCGTGTTGTCAGCGTAGATGCCGTTGAGGATTGAAGTTTGCATGGCTTACCACTTGACCTTGTTGGCCCAATATGCTGCGCTCATCTTGCCCTTGGCAATGTTCTCAGCATGTCTGGCCTTGAATGATTCTCGACGAGTCTCGGATGCCTTCGACTCGCCTTCCTTCTTTGGTGATCCAGACACGCCTTGCTGACCGAAGCGAATGGTTTTCACTTGGTCACCGGCCTTGGCCACGACAACGTGGCTTTTGGTTGGATGCGATGGCGTGCGCTTAGGTTTGTTGTAGCCTTCCACGCCAGCGCGAGCAAGTCTTGAGTCTTTAGTGGCCATGATCAAAAGATAGCTTGCAAGCTGTAGTATTCCAACTGAACCAACTCGTTTGCAGTGGCTGGTTGAGCAGTGATTGCAAATGTCTGATTAACATTGGTATTAACACTTAGTGTCAAGACAGTACCTGTTGATGCTCCGTGGCCAGTTGCGCCAACTGCACTTGAGACAATTTGCGAGCCACCACGATTAACAATCTCTTTTTGAACCGATACGCTTGCAACGTTGGCTGAGGCCAATGTAAAGACTGCACTACCACCAAATGTCATTCCAAGGTTTTTGGCGTTGGCACTGTTGGTCAAGCTGAAAAGTGCATTGATCTCGATCTGTCCACCAGTACCAACTGACCAGCCTGGCACAGTGACAGAGGACAGAGTGACTGCTGTGTTGGCCACAGCGACCACTGCGGTGCCGTACCAGACCAAGGCAGTCTGCACGCCACTTTGCGTGCCACTGGTAGTGATGGCTGCACCGCCTGCGGATGCAGACACGGTGAATGTGTTTGGAGACAACACGGTTTTGACATAGTAGGTCGTGTTGATGGCCAAGCCTGTTGGCAATGCGCCAGTGGTCGTGAAGCGAATCGTGCTGTTTGCAGACAAGCCATGATCTGTCCATGTCACTACACCAGGTGCAGCGATGGTGATCGTGGCAGTGGCGCTTCTGTAAGCCAGATCAATAGTGACTGCTGTGCCAGTGGTATCAGTGTCCAATGCTGTGACTGGATACAGACCGGTCACTCCTGTGCCGCCACTCCATGTCACATAGACATTTTCACCAACTGCCACGGCTGCTGTTAGGCCGTGAGCGCCAGCACTGTTCAAACGAACTTTGCCTGCATTGTTGTTGTAGGTCAAAGTCACAAATGTACCAGCAGGCTCAACCAATCCAATTGGGCCTTTGTTCTCAAGCACCAAGGCTGGGAAACTGCGCAGCTGGGGCTGTGCGCCAATGCTGTACTCGACAGTAGCATTGCGGTTGTCAATGCGGATGGTGCGTTCTTCGGTATAAGGGCCGAAGGTTTGCGCAGTGTTGAACAGCGTGCCAATGGTGCTGTAGTTCCAAGGCTGTGCGCTTGTGGCCACAGATTGCAACAGGACTGTGGTGGCCTCGTTGCCGGTGTTTCCGATGCTGATGTACTCGCCAACAGGCAGGATCACATCGACTTGGTTTTGGGTCAGACTTGGTTGAATAAACATGATGAAATCTCCTAAAAATTAAGCGATGCGATACCACGAATTTGTGGCTTGATAGAAACGCATGGTGAAGAATGCATTGGCTGCCAATGTGGTTGGTGCACCGAATGCATTGGATGCGCCATTCAGCGCCAGCGTGAAGGCTGTGATGATCTGAGTTGTTGTCACCAGCACTTGAGTGCCATCAGGCACGCCAGTGTTCAATGGCAAGGTGATCGTGCCTGTGGCCAGTGTGCCAGCAGGCTGGATGATCATCCATTGCTGTTCGCTGACTGGTGTTGGCACTGTCACGTTGAAGCCAGTGCCTGGTGTGTACAGGTTTGTGGCCACGGTCGGGGCTGCGAATGTAGCTTGGAAGTATTGCAGCAATGCGCTGACCGACATTTTCCGAGCATCCCCATTGTTCTGGTCGTAGACTGGAATCTGGTTTGCACCAGAGACTTGGCTGATGCTTGAGAGTTGGTTGATTTGTGGCATGTTGGTATTTCCTCAGTTGTATTCGAGTGGGCCGTCTTGACCGGCCAAGACTGGATCGTAGGGGCGCTGCAAGAATGGGTCGTCGTAGACGCGCCAAGGCTTGTTGCCTGCACCGGATGGCATCGTGCCTGGCATCTGTTGCAACATTGGCATGGCTGCGCGTGACAGGAGCGTGTTGTACGACTCCTTGGCCGTGGCCTTGGTGTCAGGCATGACCTGCTTGCCATAGCTGGGTGCCAGCTTGATGGCTAGATTGGTGTAGATGGCCTCGTTTGAACTGTCAGGCACATTGGTCTGCTCGTCAAGATCGCTGTCTTGTGGGCTTGATGGCAGTGGGTAACCGAGGCGAATGCCAAGGG